CTGTGTTATCTTCAGGCAAATCAAATTCTAGTACTGCTTTCATAGTGGGAACTCTTGGGAATCAATTAAAACATCGTAATTATCTGAGCCATCTACCACAAGTCTTCTGCCGTTCAAAGTTAGAATTCTACCTCCTACAGGTTTAACCGGTGCGCCCCTTTCAATGTGCCATCCTTGAGATCCATCTCCGTATTCTTCCTTATATGTTCCTGTGATAGCTAGGTGAATTTGCCTTTGTTCAAGTTCATAGACTCGCTTACCTTGATTGTAATGCAAAGAATCCCGGACATCATTACGGCATGAATTTTCATGGATGTGACCCATTACAAAGATATCCATGTTCTCATAAATTTCTAGTGCCCTAGTCAAGTTGATTGCCCCACGAGTAACAATGCCACCGCCTGCGCTCCCATGAAAATATTTCATAGTCTTGCTCATAGAAGTGCTATGCCTTATTTCATATTTAAAAACAATCCACCCACCATATCCACCCACATAAACTTGGCTTTTGTTTTTGTAATTTAATAGATCTACAAATCGCTGAAGGATGTCTGTCTCCTGATATTTGATAATTGAGGTTTCGTGATTACCGTACCCGATCACAGTCAAGATGCTAGCATAAGGGCTGAACCAATCTACGGCAGTTTCCACAATTGAGTCAAGGTACTTTGCGTTATTGTGCTCAGGCAAAATGTCGCTTTTATTTCCCCTTTTGTCTCCCTTCCCCTGCATTAAACAGAAAAGGTCTCCATTGATGAAGACCGGGATATTCTGTTCCAGACAATAATCTAAATGACGCTTCAGCATTACCCGGTCGCACTTAGGATTATCCCAGTGTAGATCCGAAAGCAAGGCTACTCTGTTTTCTTCTTTGCTTAAAGAAATGCTGTGAACATTTCTAGCAATTTTTGTTAGTTCCATTAAATGGGTATATAGGTTGTTTTTCCTCCAGACCGAACGGCCTTAAGTTTCTGCTTTCTGTTTCCTGATTTTACGAATGAGACATGAACCCAATCAGGATTGAAGTCTGTGCCAAACTCCCAAATCAATTGATCAAAGTCTAGCTTATTTTTAATGAAATCAAATACCATTCTGTTAGTCACTTCTCCATTCCCTCCATCCATATCGATGTCAATGGCTTGACCCTTACAATGCTGAGACGATGCGCTACCTTTTATGAAAGCATTTAAAGCCTTAGATCTGTACCCGCTCGAAATAAAAATAGGAACTCCGAAGTGTTCCCGAATAGGTTCGAATACTTTATCTGCAAGTAGCTTGAAATTTTCAAGATGCTCTGCCGTTGGGATGTTATCTATTCCGTGTCTTTTAGCCGTGTCACTTCTGGTGATCTCCGCTAAATTAAGATGGGGACTGATTTTCATTTTTATCTGTAGGTTTTTTAAATATCTTTTCGGCAGCCGTGATCCCCAAAGCAGCAGCAGATAGGGCAGCTACTGAATAGACTAAAGGTTCGTTTTGATTTCTTATAAGAGTATATGATAAAGCAATTGCACTAATTACACCTACTAGCCTTTTGCTAGAAGCTTCACCACTTTCAGATAAAAATCCTTTTGCCCATTTAAAGAAGTTTTTCATCTGCCTTGTCCCCTGTATTTTTTAGGCTTGTTTAAACTTTTTGAATAGGACTTTTTTGCCTTTCCATTTCTCCTTTTACCGAAGCTAATTTTGATCTGCGCTACTGCCTTAGCCTTTGCCATTGCTTTTCTTTATTTCTGCCCGTAACTTATAACCCAAATAAATAATTGAAAGAATAGAAATAATGGATGTAAAAACTACGTTTACAAATTGAAGCCCAGCCATAGCCGTGACATTGGCAAACATTGCCAAGAAGGTGGAGGGTACTCCTAGTTCATCGCTTTTCAATATATTCATCTCTTTAATTAGTTGGAACTTGACAAAGGTTCAAAGGAATAGGAGCAGTTATTTCTATGTCGATACTTACCCCGGCTGCAAAGTCATCAAAGCGTTCCTGAAAGAATTCTACAGATGCCTGTGGAGGTGTATTAAATGAGTAGGTATTATCTAGTTTTAATTTTGCCAAAACATCCAAGGCCACAAGAAGCTGATCGCTTTGAACCTGAAGCCGATTGCTTTTATCTTCAGTCAAGAGATCCGCAAATAACAAAACCAAGCGATAGCGCATAGTAGTATTTGCATACTGCGAAGGCCTTACAACTGTCCAAAAAACAGGGTAGACAATTTCACCCCCGTTATCTGTGTAGTCATAAATATCACCCTCCCCGAACGTCCGAATCATCGGATGTGCTTCTTGGATTGCTTTTAGTTTTGCTACTAGATTTGCTAGGGTCATCTTGTTTGGATAAGAATTCTTTTAGTTTCTTTTCGTTCTTTGAATAAGCCATTTTTAGAATGGTTTTTTGTAGCGGTTGCCTTGGTATCTTTCGCTGTATGGCCTGTAGTCTTCATAGTCACCACGGCCTAAATTGATAGCTACCTTGTATTGATTGCTCACAGGCTGAATAGTAGTAACATCGCTGCCCGGATTCAAGTACTCAGGATACAGGGTGTTGTTTGCAGTTAGGTAATTGATAGATCTTTCCGCATACCACTCAGCATACCCCTTGTAGTATTGGCTTATGCTTTGAAGTTCTGCAAAAGTAGGCTCTGTGATGTTCTCTGATTTGCGCTTCACTATTCCCTTATTTACAAATTTGTACTGCATAGCCATAGGCAGTTCCCCCAGAACGTAATTAAACAGGGTATCTGTTAGGTAGTCATCTAGTAAAGTTTTGTAGACTGCATTCCCTCCACTTGTAATGGTACCTGCCACAATCAAAGAAAGGATCTTATCATAAAGCGCAGTCCCACAGATCGGATGGATGTATCTATCCTGAGTCATCTTGATCACCTGAGTTACATTTTTCAGGTCAATATTTGCGGAAGCTACAGTGAAATCCTTGAAGGACTGCTCACTGATCATTAATACATTTGCGCTCATCGTGATGTCTTTTCTACTACTACATTTCTTTTCCACTCATGTCGGCAGAAAGGAGTTCTTTTGCCTGTGTCAGGGTTGGTATACCATCCCCCACAAAGTTGAAAAACACTATAGCCTAGCTGATTGGATAAATTTTGAATTTCTTCCCTTGTAAAGAATAAATCTCTTTTGATTAATTCTGCACACAAAGGTCTTGATCCGCTTTTTGCATCAGGGATATTAGGTCTTTTTTCATAGCTATAAAGCACCTTGAAGGAAGTCACGGGCTGAAGTCTTTTGATAGCTGCTACCCCTGATCTAGTCACGGATCTAGTGATCAATCCTTCACGGGTGATTTTTTCTACTAGCACCTGATCATCAATCAAAGTATTGATTCTTGAGATTACAGATGCTTCATCTATCCCTACTGCCTTGGCTATTTGTGGGATGGTCACCGCCTCATTTCTTTGGATCTGAGTGATGATCTTCTTCTGTACTTCATTGAGCATATACTCAGCGAATAGATCCTGCTTGACAAAATCATCCATACTAGAGAAGTGCATCTTTGAACTTTCAATTACTTTGAATCCTTGCTTTGATACTCCCTTGCCTTCAAACTTATCTAGGATATTTGCATCATGTTCTGAGATGCTACACTCAAGGTGGAGGTGATCAGAGAATCCTTGATTAGGATCTGTGATGACTTCTGTAGGGGTAACTATTTCAGTCCGTACAGGTAGACCTATCAAGCTACGCAATTCATTCACATCCATAGACTCCACTACCTTGGTAGCAATCAATGGGGAAAGGCTATTCAATGAGTTGATGATGTCCTGTGCCCCTTGGCTTTCCTTTTTCTCAATTGGTGCAAGTCCTAGCTTCTCTCTTATTTCATCCTGAGTCATGTTAGTGCTGATGATCTGCTCTGTGAATTGGAAGGAGATAGGTTCAGTCTTCTTGATCTCAAGTTCTGCTATGATATCATTGAACTTCAAAAGATAGTTCACTACTTCCTCTAGGGCTTGCTGCTTTGCATTTACATAGGTGTTCTGAAATAACTCAGAAGCCTCTCTCATTTCTGCTCTGCCTCCTAGCTGTCCTTCAGTCTTAACTCCAAAAAGCATAGGACTAGTCACCTTGTGACCTGTGAAGATCTCCTGCTGAACAGTCTTATTCAATAGGTCAAAGTGCTTATCAAGTTCAGTTCCTGATAGGTCAATGATGGAAGGTTCATTCTCTTTGCTGTCATTGAATGCCAGCATGAATTTTCCTGCATTCTTAGATCCTGCAAACTTGTCTTTGAATTGTCTTTCAATCCGATCTTCTTCTTCCTGGGATACCTTCCCTCCATTCAAGTTAATCAACTTGCTTGAGAACATCCCGTTGTTTATGGTGTTCAAATGGTATTCACCTATAGAGATATCTAGTTCAATGTAGGATATAGCCCCTCTGTAATCAGGCAAAGAATAGGTATTCGCTCCTGCTCTGTATTCCTTGAAGTATAGGATCTGTGTTCCTGTAGTATTGTTAGGATCAAATGCAGGGTAGGTATCAAAATCAGGTCTAGGGTTGACATTGTCATTCTTGATCCAATTGTCGGACACATAGAATTCACTATTGTCTGCATTCGTTCTCACCTTGTAGTAGTCTACATGATAGAGTTCCGCTATCTCTCCCGTGCCCTTAGTCCAAATCACCTGAAGGTAGTATCCTCCAAAGATGGATAGATCAGTCACTAGCTTCTTTGTCAATTCGTTAAGGCTTTCCTGCTTGGTGTTGATCCGATCAATCAAGCCGAATGCCTTAGCCTTCTGCATTTCATCTTCAGCCTTTACTGTCCACCCATTGCCACAGATGTAGTCTACCTTGCCCGTGATGATAGCGTTGTTCTTTGCACTATTGTTATAGATCCGCAATAGGTAGTTCGGGTAGTCATTCTTTTCCCCGTAGTAGATGTAGTCTTTCCCCTTAACTTCTTTGTAAACGGGCAGAGGCACTTGATCAAACTTGAATAATTTTATCATGCTGTTGTGTAGGTCTTATAGTTACCATTATACCCGTTGTATCTCACCACTCCTGTAGTAGATAGATCAGGTGCAGTCAATTCCATTTTTCCTGTAGCAATAATCTCAGCACCGCTACCCGTTTGGGTTACATAGTACCGCCAAAATCCCA